ACGAGCTTCCGTTTCCTTGAACAAATGCTCTTTCATGCCAAGATACGAGGCTACTGCTACTTCCCCTGCAGCACCAAGCAGGTGAATATCAAGAGCTTTGCTTCCTTTCCATGCGCCACCATTACGCCCACGCAAGCCTTTCGCTTCGTTGACGCCTTGTCGCCTCATGCCTTCCGCCATTGCAATGCTTTTTTCTTCCTCAGAAAAGACAAATGAAATTGGCGTGGGCATAAGGAAAAGAAGTTCAAGCACATCTTAGCCATTGCTAGCATAGATGCAACGCACACTAAGCTAAAAATGTCGGAAGAACTGGTTGATCTAGGGCACAATGGCAACGAAAGCTTGCGGGCGGATGGCTTGGTAAATGCCTTGACGGGAATGGGCACTCGTCGCGACAAAAGCCAATACACTAATTCCACCCCCATCGTCTTCCTCACTCAGGAAGAGCTTGAAAACCTCTATAGCGAGTGGATTCCTAAGCGGATCGTAGACATTGTTGCCGAACAATCCACGCGGAAGGGCTTCAAAGTACTGTTTGGTGGCGAAGGAGCAGCGGCAGAAGAAGTGAGTGGTGTGGAGCAAGTAATTGAGGACTTGTACATCCTTGAAAATCTTGGCTTGGCTTCTAAAAATGCGCGATTGTTCGGTGGGGCCGTAATTCTGCTTTACATCGACGATGGTCGTTCTGCTGATCAACCAGTGGACTACAGAAACATTCGTTCCGTTGAAGGCATGGAAGTGCTGGACCGTTGGCAGATTGCCCCAGTAATTAGCGAAGATTCGCTTTACGATTATTCCAAGGCAACGCATTATCAAATCATTTCTGGCGATCTTATTCGCCAACCACAACTAACGTACATCCATAAAGATAGAATCCTGCGTTTTGATGGCGAATGGTTGCCTTATCGCATTAGGCAGAGAAACTATGGCTGGGGAATGAGTACTTTGCAAAGCGCTTATGACAGTTTCCGTTTTTATTCAACTGGCATTAGTTCTGCCGCGACGTTGTTGACGGAATTTGACATCTTTGTGCATAAGTTGCGTGGTCTTTCTTCCATGCTTGCTGCTGGTAAAGAGAAAGACGTGCGTGATCGTTTGGTGCTAAATGATATGAGCAAGAGCATTTATCGCGGCTATGCCATTGATGCTGAAAAGGAGGAGCTTGAGTTTATTAGTCGTAACTTTGGAGGCGTAGGCGAAATCTTGGAAAAGCTTCGCATTGATATTATTGGCGCTTCACAAATTCCTCATACCATTCTGTTTGGTGAGAGCCCTGGAGGGCTTGGTTCTACTGGTCGCAGTGAAGAGCGTGACTTTGCAAAGCACTTAGGAGACTATCAAGCCTCCCATTACAAGCGTCCGCTGCAGCAGCTCATGAAGATGCTCATGCTTAGCAAAGATGGTCCCACTGAAGGAAGGCTTCCTGAGTCGTGGCGCATTAAATTCAACGATTTGTTTGAACTGAACGAAAGAGAGAAAGCAGACGTTCGTGCCCGCGTAGCAGCCGTAGACGGTCGTTACATTCAACTTGGTGTGCTGCACCCGCAGGAAGTGGCGGATGCGCGTTACGGCGGCTCTGAGTGGTCAATGGAACTCACTCTTGACCCATCGCTCCCTCGTGAGCTACCGCAGGCTCCTGGACAGAAAGAAGTGCCTCCTGGTGGGCGCGATCCCTTGAACGAAGAGAATGGCACTTTGCCAATGGACGGCACTAGGGAAGTTGCAGACGGCGCTGGTTTATATCTTCCAGGCGACTTAGAGCACGAACGCGGAGATGTTACTTTTACCGACGAAGCCCTGCACAGTCGTGCGGTAGCTGCAGCAAAAGCAAAATTCAAAGTGTGGCCGTCTGCTTATGCCAGTGGTTATGTAGTCCAACAGTACAAGCGCATGTATAAAGAGAAACATGGTTCCACTAGCGGTGCATTTAAGGGGGGCGATGGCGAAATCCATGCTGATGATCTTGGTCAGTGGTTTAAGGAAGGCTGGGTAAGAATTGGCGCCAATGGTGAAATCATGGGACCATGTGGCGGACGTGGCGAAAAAGAAGGAAAGCCCAAGTGCCTTCCACAGGCGAAAGCTCAAGCCATGTCTAAGGAAGAGCGTCAAACGATTGTAGCCCGCAAGCGTAAAGCTGACCCTGATCCTGATCGCAGGGGGCCAGCAAAGCTTGTTAGCAGCAAGGTAGATGCTATTGAGCCCATGAAAGTGGAAGGGCTAATGCTTGCTGACATTGACGAAGCTGCGTTTATTTCGGACGAAGACATTGAGGATGCCATGAAGCAATGGAAAGAAGAAGCTCCTGCACAGTTCAAAGAGCTACTAGAGGCTGACAATGCTGAATGATTTATCTTCGTTCAGCAGCGCCGTCATGTCCATCAGGATGGACGCTGAATGGTCTTATGACCGTCGCAGCGGACGTTATCGTGACGAGAAGGGCCGTTTCCTAAGTAAAGCGTCAGTGGGCAAGCTTGTTGATGGTCGCATTGACAAGCTGGAAACGCAACTAAAGCGTTTCACGCGGATGTTAGGAGACGGCTCAATTACGCTTGATCAATGGCAGGGAAGCGTCCGTGAAGCAATTAAAGCAGCGCACATTCAAGCAGCGACCATTGGCTATGGCGGAAGGGCCGAGATGGGAAGCGCGGAATATGGTCGCATCGGCCAACGCCTCCGTTCGGAATACACTTATCTACAAGGTTTTGTACGTGACCTTTTGGATGGCCGTATTTCTGCCCCTATGGCTACTGCTCGTATTGGCCTCTATGCTCAGAGCGTGCGGGGCTCTTATTGGCAAGGCACGGAAATGCGCGAGCAACAACGTGGGTTTTCGTTGATGCGCCGTATCCTGGATGCTCAAGCAGTGCATTGCCAAGATTGCATTGGCTACGCAGCGCGTGGCATGGTGCCTATTGGCAGCGTTCCTATGCCTGGAGTGCGTTGTGCATGTGGAGCACGCTGCAAATGCACGGTTAAATACTTTAGACAGCAACCACAAGCTGTGCCAGTATAGTAAGGCAAAGCTTGAAGCCCATGAAAGTCCTTGTAGGAGACACTGGTTTAATTGGCAGAGTTTTGCAGCAATCTACTAACTTTGATGCCACCTTTAATTCCAGCAACATTCACGAGCTGCCGAATATTGCCAATATGCCGGGGCAAGTAGACGAGCTGTATCTTGCATGTCTGCCCGCGACGAAGTGGCTAGTTAATCAAGACCCAGCAAAAGATTTAAACAATATTCTTTCCATTGTCGATGTATTGACGACAGTTTGGGCGACAAAAGTAATTCTTATTTCTACTATTGATATTTATCAACATACTGACTGCGGAGCAAGTGAAGACTTTTGGACACATTTTGGCCCATTGGGTTACGGCTCCAACAGGCTTCTATTTGAAACACTTATCCAAAACACGCTTGCTTTTAACACTTGCATTGTGCGGCTCCCCGCTGTCTTTCATCCGCTCATTAAAAAGAACATTTTATTTGACTTGCTTAATGATAATAATGTGGAGCAAATCAATGGCAACTCGGCCTATCAGTGGTATCCACTTAATCGTCTATGGCAAGACATTCAATCGGTAAAAGGCGAAGGTGTAATCAATCTGTTTCCGCCTCCCATTGAAACTTTGGACATTATTGACAAGTTTTTTCCGAATGCGCAAATCGCTTCTGGGGATCGAATTTCTTACGATTACAGCACCATGGCCACGCAAAGTGGTTATTGGCTTTCCAAGGATGAAGTGATGCAAGAGATGGAGGCATTTATCAATGAAGCTCGGAGTTAGCGCGATTGGCTGGGAAGCCGAGGACCATTCTGAAATTATGCTGCATCTTCCCGATGGCATTGAACTATTAGAAGCAGTGCCTTTTAAAAGGCACAGTCGTTTTTCTGGCTGTCTACAAAAATATTCTGCTCAATCGTTGTTCTACGGCATGGACATTGATGCGTTTTGGAATGAACAGGCTTTTGATCTGTGCTTGGCAAAGTTAATAGCAATGGCGCAAAAATATGAATGGAAAAGAATGGTACTTGGCAGTCCAGGGTTGCGCAAAGATGACAGGCGTTATTTAATGGACGCGCTTGCAAGAAACAACGATGCGCTTGCCGCCATTGATTGTATTGTTTGCATTGAGCCCGTGGCTAAGCCATATGGTGGTGAATACTTTTTCACGGTTGAAGAAATTGTTCAAAGCCTTGCCGAGTATTCTTTATCGCACGTAGCAACAATGATCGACACAAACAGTGCATGGCTAGAGAGTCAATGGCCAGAAGACGTGCTTCTTCAATACTTTCCATACATTAAGCATGTCCACATTAGTGACCAAAACATTGGCGCCATTATTTGCCAGGACAAGCACGAACGTTTTGCAGAGGCATTGCGTAATACGAAGTATGAAGGCGGAGTAATTCGCGAGCTATTAAAGGCAAAAAACTATCCAGGCGAGTACGATTATTTCGCTCAAATTTATAAGCCATTTAGCGTCTGACGCACTCGCTCTTCAATCAAATAGATACCTTGAATTTTTCCTGTGTAGCAAGACAGAAGATTATCTTGTTGTTTAAATAATGGCGCTCGATAGGCACTGGCATTGCTTCGCTTGCTTTTCATTGAAAGCACAATGCTGTCCTGAGAGAGATGGTCTAAAAAATCAGGCCAGTAATGACAAACATGATTTTCTGCTTTATGTCTAAGCTGCTCCAACTGTTCCCTTGATGGTTCTTCATTAGCAGGGACGACTGACTCCGTTGCAACGCTATGCACCACATGACTTAAAGAAATAGTGCCATTATGGAATGGATAGAAAGAAAACAATGGCCCGTCAATATAAGTGAGAGCACCAAAGGGCAAAGGCTTTTGAATGTTATAAAGAAACATTGCTACTGTTTCAAAGTATTCATTATTTGATGGTTTCAACAGTGCATTATTAGTGCAATCAATTACCAAATCAAAGTCGCATTTTAATTTTTCTACGTCCTTGATTGCAATTTCGTTTTGCTTAAACAATGGAGATAGCTGCTCAGAAAAGAATTTCTTCGTTTCTACGGGAGACATGTAAC